GCAGATGCGATCTGGCGACGCGGGCGGGTGCCACACGTCGCCTGTCGACCAGCTTGCCGTCCTTGATGACGTAGACGGCCATCAGCAGTTCGCCGGGGCCTTCTTGGGCGTCTTGCGCTTCGTGCGTGGCAGGCTGAACTGACCTGCCAGCGGCTTCGGCCTGTTGACCGGGCTGGAGGGCGCGGTCGAGCCCTGCACCAGCTGCGGGTGGTCACCCTTCATCACCGCCGACGGATCGCTGCCGCGAGCCGCCATCGCCGACTGGGTTTTCATTTCAGCACCTCCTTCAAGGCGAGCAGCACTGCCTGCTCGATAAGCGTGTGGGCGATAGACATGCGCTGCGTCTGGAACTCGTGTTCCTGATGTTGGCCGGGGGCAGTGGTGCCCTCGGCGTTGTGCAGCACGTTGAGCAGCGAGCCGACTGCCTCGGTTATCGCGTTCACATGCTGTGCCTGATGGGCGGTGACCGGCTTGCCGGTGAGGACGTTCACCGGCACCGCCAGAGGCTGTTGAGGGTCGCGAGGGCTGACCATCACTTCGCTCGTCGGAAACCGTGTGCGGCTTCGAACTGGGCTTCGGGATCAGCCGGCGAGCCGGTCGGGTACGGATCGGTCGAGGCAATGCCGAGGCTCTCGATGGTCTCGACCGGGCCCGACGTGGTCGACGGGTTGATCGGGTCGGCGGCCTTGGCCTCGGCCTTGGTGCTGGTGTCGGACTTCGTGGTGTTGGTCATCGTCTTCTCCTCTTCACATCATGCCGGGCGGTCCCGGCGGGGCTCCGGGAGGCCTTCCCGGTGGCTGCGAAACGTGGGGGCCAGGTCGAGGCATGGCCCCGTTTGGCGGCGGCCCGTGCGGCGGGCCGGGAGGTGGCCCCGGGGGCGCGCCGGGAGGTCCACCGGGCCCGGCTGGCACGGCACCCGGCGGCGGCAACGGTGGCGGTGGTGGCGGCATCATCGCCATGATCTCCAGCTGCTGCTGGAACTCGTTGATCAGCTCGACGACGCCGCGCGAGTAGCGCACCGGGTGCAGCGCCATCTTGAGCAGCTCCAGCGCCAGCTGCACGACCTGCTTTGCCGGCAGGATGCCGCTCATCAGCATGCCCTGCGCGCCCTGCATCACGAGCTGGATCGACTGCATGACCATGGCCATGCCCTGCTGCTCGGCCTGCTCGTCCACGATCACGGTGCTGTCGGTCTCGATGTCGATGGAAGCCATGCGCATGAAGTCGTTGCGCAGCACGTCCATCACGTCGGGCGTGACGTTCTCGCCGGTCATGGCCGAGAGCGTTTCGGCGTCGAAGTTCTTGGCGATGATGTCGGCCTTGAGGCGCAGGAGATCGCGCACGAAGTCGCTGACCATCTCCTTGGCGTCTTCCAGTCGCGACGCGCCGGCATTGCCCTTGATGCGCTGCGCGGTCGCCGTCTCGGAGGCCTTGGTGGCACCGCGCATGATGTCGGAAATGCCCATCACCTCGTAGATCGCCTGCTTGGTCTGTTCACGAGCGACGAACAGTTTGTCGAGGGCGTTCATGAAATCGAGGATCGGCATGATCCAGATGTGGTTGGAAAGGCCGCCGGTGATCATGTCGACGCCGTCGACCGGGATCATCTTCTGGTCGTCGGCGGTCAGGATGTCGGCGACGTCGCGCGAGGCGGCATTGTAGGCACCGCGCACCTTGATCTGCTTGGTGAGGCGGCTGATGCGCGCCGAGGTCTCGTCGAGGTCGTCGGCGAGCCGGGCATAAAGGTCGTAGAACGGGCGCGGGATGCGGCTGTCGGTGGTGGTGACGGCCAGCATCGGCTGCGGGATCGGGTAGAAGCCCTCCAGCTCCAGCACGTCGGGGTCGACGCGCAGCACCAGCCCGTTGGTCTCGCGGCAGAACCAGATGATGCGGCGGTTGATGCGGTCCCAAATCTCCCACACCATCGCCTTCTTGATTTTGTCGCCGAGCTTGGTGGCGGTCTTCATCGCGCCGCCGCCGCCGACCGGGCTCTGGGCCGCGCTCTCGTCGGTCCATTTGAACAGCTCGGCGAGCCGGTTGTCGGTCCTGAGCTGCTCGTACTGCTGGGAGCCGGCAAACTCAGCCTCAAGGTCTTCGCGGATGAACAGGTGGCGGAAGGCGATCCAGTTCATGTCGGCGGTCGCGCGCACCGGATCGACCAGCAGGTCTTCCCAGTAGACGTACTCGTCGCCGACCTCTTCCCAGACCTTGCGCTCCTCCGTCTGGGGCTCGCCGGTTTCCGGGTGCGGCAAGGGCGTCACGCCGTCGCCGGCAAGCACCGGGAAAGATTTCATCTTGGGCTTCCAGCGCACGCGGCAGACGCCGCGCCCGGGCAAGAGCACGTCCTTGATCGCCATCTTGACGGCGTCGTGGCTGTGCTCGTCGTCGAGCACCACGGTCAGCGCCTTCTGCATCACCGAAGCAGCCGTCTCGATGACGGGCTGGGGCGGGCGACCGCCGGGGCCCATCGGCAGCGGCGGCAGGGGCCCGGGAGGCGGCCCGGGCGGGATCATCATGCCCTCGCCGGGCGGCATCATGATCGATGCGTCTGGCGGCACGGTCAGAGGCATGCCGGGCGGCACCACGGTGGGACCGGGGCCACCCGGCAGCGCGCCCGATGGCGGGCCGGGAGGAGGTGCTGCAGCCATCGGCGGCGCTGGTGCGGGACCGCCGGGCGGTGGAGGAGGGACCACCCCACCCGGCGGGCCCATGGGCGGCAACCCGGCTGATGCGGCGGTCGGGCTGCTCGCTTTCGTGAACCTGCTTCTGACGACGGGCTCCGGCGGCTTCTGGTAGACAGCCGGGAGCATGACCTCGGTGTTGGCGTAAAGGATGTTAAACGTGATCTCGCCCGGCTTCCACTTGCCGCCTTTGCCGGCGGTGCTCTCGTTCCGGTAAATCTGAATGATCTTGCGGGCGCGGCTGCGCCAATCCTGTTCGGCGCGCTCGGCATCGTCGAGGCAGTCGGTCCAGTATTTCCGGTCGACCGTGGTGGGATCGTAGGCCTCGTTCGAGGCGTCGTCGTTCAGCGGAGCCCGGTTCGGCTTGCCCATGTCGGGGCTCTCGGCATCGACGGGCGGGGGCTTGAGGTCGGGGTCCAGCGTAGCCATCAGGTCAGCTCATTCAACTTGAACAGGTTCGCGATGAGGTACGGGTTGCGGTCGCGCCGGGTGTCCTCGGACGAGCGCTGCAAGTAGGGCCGCGACAGGCAGGCGTAGCGCAGGTCGTCGACCGCATGGTCCTCGCCATCGGTGTCGAGGTCTTCGGGGTTGTGCTCGTCGTGCTGCATCATCGGCAGGGTGCGGATGAGGTCGCGGCAGGTGGAGAACATCACCAGCATCGGGTGACCCTCGGGCGTGCCCTTGAGGCGGGCGCGCACCTGATCCCAGCCACCCATGCGCTTGTCGCGGCTGGTGCGGGCGTTGTCGGCGCGCCGGAACTCCCTGCAGCCGTTGCGCTGCAGCGTCTCGCCGATGGAAGGGCCGGAGATCACGGCGAAGGCCGCAGGGTCGAGGACGCCGTAAGAGATCGTCTCTCGGTATCCACCGACGTCTGTCTCACGGGAAACAATGCCGCGCGCCACCTGCTCGGCAGGCATCATCAGGCCGGTGTTGGGCTGGTTTGGCTTCATGCCGTACCACTCGCGGTAGCGGATGATCGCGCCGCGCGGGATGGTGACCTCGCCGGCTCGCATCTCGTCCTGACAGACCGCCCACCAGCCGACCGAGAAGGGTCGCGCCGAGCCCCAGTCCATGGAGCGGAAGCGGGTCCAGTGATCGGGGATGCGGAAGGGCTCGATGACGTGCTTCGACGTCTGGAACTCGCCGAAGAAGGCACCCTCGATGACGTTCCAGTCGCCCTCAAGCCACGCCCTGACGAGCTGCGGCGAGCCGGCGGCCCTGAGCTTGTTGACGTAGCCGGGGTCGTTCTCCAGCAGCTTCGGATTGTCGATGAGCCGGGACGGGATGAAGACGCGGGTGAGGCCGTTGTCGGGGTCGGTGAAGGGGGTGTAGGCCCCGATGTCGATGGCCCATGATTTGACCCAGTGGTGGCCGGGGCCGCCCGGGTTGCAGGTTGCTCGAAACTGGCACGGCACGCCGTGCGCCGAGCGCAGGCAGGCCAAGAGCTTGAAGATTGCCGAGGATGAGGCGTACTGGGTCAGCTCCTCGACATAGACGCGGGTCAGCGACCAGCCCTGATAGTTCTGGGCGTCGTCGTCGCTTTCGAGGTAGGCGCAGGTCAGGATCGCGCCGCTGGCCATCAGGAAGTAGGAGCCCCGGTCGTGCCATTTGGCCGCCGGCCCGAACATGGCCTTGGCCGCCATGATGGTGTCCTTGAGGTCTTCCCGGGTCTTGCGGATCATCAGGCCCTTGGCGTGCGGCCCGTAGGTCTCGGCATGTATCCACCACTCGCCGAGCGCGCCGTGGGTCTTGCCGCCACCGCGCGCGCCGCCGAAGATGACGATGTCGCAGGGGCACTCGATGAAGGCTGTCTGGGGGCCCGCCTGCGGCACGAAGCCGAGGTCGACCATGCGCGAGAAGTCTGGCCGCGCATTCATTGCAGGACCGCCTTGGGCGCGAATTTCTTGGTCCACTCGTCGACCGACATCTGCTTCTTGTCGGTCGGCTCGCGCGCCGGCTTCCTGAGCGTGCCCTCGACCTCTGCCTTGTCGACGATCAGACCGAGCAGCTTGGCCTTGCCCATCACGGCCCCGACGCCTGCCGCCGGGTTCTTCACCGCGATGGCCAGCTTGCGCATCTCATCCAGCTCGCCGATCAGGCTGTCGACGGTGACGCCGAGGCGCTGCACCTGCAGCTCCTGCAGCTCGATGA